GAAATAGAAATAGCTAAAAAGCTACCGCCTTTACAGTCTTTAGAAGTTATAGAACAAAGAATAGAATTTCTGGAGGGTCAAATAGAAGCTAAGGATAAACGACTAGATAAAATAGAAGACAAAATATACAAAAGATAAAATATGGAAACTATAAAACATTTACTAGGACTCTGCGGAGAGGGTCACTTAAATTTAGTAGCTATTGCTCTAACAGTAGTGCTTATAATGGCTTACGTACAATATGAAAAAAAAGTTTAAAGATACTAAGGTAGGTCAGTTTCTAATAGGCAAAAACGGTCTGTTTAAGAATTTAGGAAATATAGTTCCTGACAAAGGTTTATTAGGCGTTATAAAGAACTTAATTAGTAAAGACGATACTCTACCTCCAAAAGACAAAGAAACTGCCTTAAAACTCTTAGAAATGGATTCTTTAGAGATGCAAGAAGTTACTAAAAGGTGGGAAGCAGACTTGACTAGTGATTCTTTTTTAAGTAAAAACGTAAGACCTATGACTCTTATTTTTTTTTCTGTTGCTTACGTAGTAGGCTGGTTTTTAGAATACTCTTTAGATTCTATTACTGGAGTACTTACAGTTATTATAGGAGCATATTTTGGATCTAGAGGTCTAGAAAAATATAAGAAAATTTCTCGTTAGAAATTATTATATTAGTATAAGACTAATATTAATATAAGTATATACATATAGGTTTAATATAATATAGTATTAATTAATATAATATTAATATAATATAATGCAAGAAAAATTTGAAAAAAAAACTATCTCGATCTAAAATAGTTAAGAAACTAGACGCTGAGTTTAGTAGATATATAAGACTTAAATACGCAGATCATAACGGCTATGTAAAATGCTATACTTGCGACAGAGTAAAACATTACAAAGACTCTATGCAAAACGGTCACTTTATGTCTAGACGCTACTATTCAACTAGGTGGTCCGAAGACAACTGCAGACCTCAATGTTACGGCTGCAACGTCCATTCTCAAGGCAGAAGTTATGAGTTTTCTTTAAATCTAAATAAAGAGTATGGATATGAAATATCTTTAGAACTCTTACAACTAAGCAAAGAAACTGTAAAGTTTTCAAATCCAGAGCTTTTAGAAAAAATAGAGTATTATAAAGTTTTAAACAAAGCTTTTAATATTGATTAATTCTTTTATCTTTGCTACTCATTCTAACGAATGTCTAATTTTTCTCTGTAATAGGAAAGAGGTATAAGTCGCTTGACTCGTGCCTCTTTTTTTGTTTAAATATTTTTTATTATATTTGTAATCTAAACAGAGAAACATAATGACTACAGAGATTAAAAACCTACACTATAGGATAGCCCAACTTGAAAACAAGACAACTATACTTGAAAAAAAAGCTTACTGGCTAGAGAAAGAAAACGAACTACTTACCATACAAAAAGAAAGAGCAGAAAGTCTGCTTACTAATTAAATATAATACTAATGACAGGAAAGATTACATTTATTAATCGAGAGTCCGACTATGCGGATAAGCAGTGTTATTCTATAACATTTGCAAACGGTCAAACATTTAAGTTTTACCAGCTAGCTCAGCTATGGAATGAAGAGCAGCAAAAAAACATAGANAGAACTTCGTTTCACAAAAAGGTAGGAGACGAAATAGAGTTCGAAATTAGCAACGCAAAATATAATACAGCTAAACTTTCTCCTCCTAAACTAAAACCTACAGAAAGCAAAGGATTTGCAAAACCTAAATCTCAGCAAACCTCTATAGAGTGGCAGTCTTGTTTAAGATCTGCAGCTATATTGTATTCTCATAATACAGATATAAAAAGCTCTACAGTTTTAGAAACTACCGAATTATTTTATAACAAATTAAAACAGAAAACTAATGAGTAATTTTGAAACCGAGTACTGGAATAGCGTAGCTCCTTATAAATCTAAATACGAATTTATAAAACTTCATATCTTAGTAGATATAGACGCAACTATTAAAATGCTTAGTAAGGCTAAAGACGAAGGTCTAGAAAAAATAGTCTTAGATGTAATGTCTAAAAAAGCAGATCCTAATAAATACTACGCTAAACGAAGCGTACCTAAAAAGGATCCATCCGAAAGAGTAGCGGACCACTTACCAAGAGCTAAGGCAAGCGAAGACTTGCCATTTTAATAACTACAAAGGCGGAGCTAAAAACTTCGCTTTTTTTTTTACTTTTACTAAATGCTAATAAATTACGAGAAAGTTACTGAACATTTAAACAAGATTAGAAACGGAGAAATAAAAGAAGGACTTACTTTAGGGTTTCCAGAAATAGACGAATACTTTAGATTTAAACCAAAAAATTTTAATGTTATACTAGGACACGCAAATACTGGTAAAACAACTATAGTTTTATTTTTAATGTTAGCCTATTCCTTAAAACATAAAATAAAGTGGTTAGTCTTTAGTTCCGAAAATGAAGCTTATTCTATTATAAGAAAACTAATAGAATTTCTAGAACAAAAAACTATAGATGAAATTTCTGCAAAACAATTTGAAAAACATAACAGATTTATTTCAGATCATTTTAAAATAATAGATAGTACTAAAATGTATTCCTATAGAGAACTTTTAGAATTATGTACTTCAATTAAGCAGGCGTGGCATTTTGACGGTTTATTAATAGACCCTTATAATTCTTTAATAAAAGATCCTAAACTAATAACCTCAGTAGGAGGTCACGAATACGACTATCAAGCTACAACTGAACTTAGAATATTTGCAAAAAAAAATAGTGTAGCAGTATGGTTAACTACTCACGCTAACACTGCGGCTTTAAGGTGGACCCATAGAGTAGACCACCCTTACGCTGGCTATCCTATGCCTCCAAATGCTGCAGACGTAGAAGGCGGAGGAAAGTTTGTAAACAGAGCAGATGACTTTTTAGTTTGTCACAGATATATCCAGCACCCTTCAGAGTTTATGTATTCTCTGCTTCACGTAAGAAAAGTTAAAGAAGTAGAGTCAGGAGGTAGACCTACAAGTATAGACGATCCTATAAGGTTAAAAGCTTTAAGAAATAATGTAGGCTTTAGTTTAGACGGTCTAAGTGTTATAAAAAAGATTATAGATACCGAAAGACTTCCGTTTTAAATATTTTTATTATATTACTGTTTCAATGGAGGACAGTATAAAAGAGCTAGCTAAACACGAGGATATATGGTTTAGATATTTAAAACACTGGGGGTGTAATATAGACACTGCTAAGGATCTAGTACAAGAAATGTACATTCAAATAGATACTTATTTAAAAAAACATAATACTTCTATAATGTATAACGAGACAGAAATAAATCATTATTTTGTTTATGTTACTTTGTATAATATGTTTTGTAATTTAAAGAGAGCTGAAAAAAAAGTAAACCTTGTAAGTCTAGATTATATGCCAGAGCTTAGTAGCGATCAAAATAAAGAGGAGTCAAACGAAGACTATAATAACTATAGAGCTATTCAGGAATGGTTTTTGCACGATGACTTTTTAAGCTTTACACAAATAGTAAAAGACGATAATAAAGTTTTAGATAACTACGATAAAGATAAAATGTTTAATTTCTACCAAAGAAAAATATTTGAAGAGGTATTTCTAAATAATAAAAAAATAAGCAAACTAAGTAGAGACACTAATATTTCCTACTACTCTTTATACAATACTGTTCAAAATATAAAAAAACAAATAAAGCAATATTATGAATCTAAAACTTGGGGATAAGCTAGCTTTCGTGTTTAAGTGGACTGGCGTAAAATGGTTAACAAATAAAATTGTAGTAGACTGGTTAGGTTACGAATCTTGCGGGTGTGACGAAAGACAAGAGTTTTTAAATAATTTTAAAATAAACAGAAATGAATAGAAAGAATTATTTTATCTGGCAAGACTTTCGTAAAAGCAAAAGGACTACTATATCTAACGAGGAGTTTGAAATGATAGCAAAATTACATTCTATCTATTTTAAGCACCAGTATTATTTACCCTGTACCTGTAGTCCTAAGACTATAATTTTGTGGATAAAACAACTAAACGAATTGTTTTTAAGCTCTAAAAAATATAGAGTAAAAAAATGACAGTAGAACAAATAAGTAAATATGAAAAGGCAGTAGTAAGTTTGCTTAATTTAGACGGCTGGGATCTTGAGTGGTGCGGAGGAGGGTTTGAACANTTTGACGCTAAAGGTAAAACTTCAAAAGGTTTTGAGTGCCGTATAGAAATGAAATTCAGAAATAAATATTATCCAGAAAAATTATTAGAAAAATACAAATACGACAAACTAATGGAAATAGACTCAGAAATAGTTAAGTTATATTTTGTAGCAGATGACAAAGGAAACTATTTGTTTTGGTTAAACGATATAGAGATGCCTAAAATAGAGAAAAAATACTGTCCCTCCAGCTCTTTATGGAATGGCAAAAAAGAACTAAAAGAAGTTTACTTATTAAGCGAAAAGCTTGCAGCTAGAATAAATTGGAATACTTAATATAATTTTTTTTAGTATATTTACTACAGAGAAAATTCGACATTATGACTAAAGCAGAAAACTTAAAGGATATAGAGTATTACTCACATACGGAATTATGTATTTCTTTATTACAGAAATGGAGTAAAAAATCTAAAAATCCTGAGCTTAAAACTTTTACTGATTCTTTTCTGCAAGTTTTATTTTACGCTACTAGACTTCAACAAGACCGAACTATAAACGATAGTATTATAGACGAGTTTAGAACTGACAAGATCCGAGCAGTATTAAGAGCTAGAAAGTCTGAGGAGCAAAACCAAAAACTTCTAAAAGAAATTAAGAAACTTAAAACTCTTACAAATTTATGACCTATAAAGATAGTTTACTAGATATGTATAAAGCAGAAATAGAATGTTTACGAAATGCCTATCTAAAAGAAAAAAAAGAATCTGACAAGCTAAACGATATAATAAGCGATAAAGAAATAATAATAAAACTTCTAAAAAATAAAAATAAAGCCTATGACAAATTCAATTAAACTTCTAGACGGATACTATGTAGAAAAAGAAGACGTTTTAAAAAATATGCTAGATGACGAATACTACTACAATGTCTTAGGAAAAAACGCTTTGTCAAGTAGTTCTATTAAACTTTTATTGGATAGTGCAAAGACTTATTTATATATAACTAAGTACGGTCAAAAAGAAACTCAGCCACTTAGAGACGGTCATTTGTTTCATACTATGATTCTAGAACCAGAAAAACTAAATGATATAGTTTTTGTAGATGTACAAAGTAAAAATACTAATAAATACAAAGAAGCTAAAAGACATCACGATCAAGTTTTTACTATGAAAGAGAAACAAGATGCCGAAAGGTTATGCGATGCTCTACTAAGAAACGAAGAGGCTTTAAGTATGTTAAACAAATCTGAGTTTGAAGTTCCTATGATAGGAAATATAAACGGCTATCCTTTTAGAGGTAAAGCAGATGTCTTAAAAAATGCTGGAGGTATCGTAGACTTAAAAACAACTATAGACGTAAAGAACTTTTACAAGTCTGCAGACGCTTATAAGTATTATAATCAGGTTTATATATATTGTCAGCTCTTTAATGTGGACTACAAAAACTTTAAGTTTCTATGTGTAGATAAAAAAAATCTAGACGTAGGAGTCTGGGATGTTAGCGAACANTTTTACTTAAAAGGAGAAGCNTCCGTAATGGCAGGAATNGAGATATACAGAGACTTTATAGAGTCAGACTTTGATATAGACCAGTACATAATAAAAGGCACGTTATAATGAAAGACTACGATAGAATAGCGGAGTTAGTTATAAACCTAACAGAAATAAATATATTTGATAACCGAAGAACTCAAAGCCTAGTAGACGCTAGAACCTTATTTGACCATATAATGAGCAAGGTCCATAAAAAAACTTTAGAGTCAATAGCTTCTTACTATGAAAGTCAAGGNAAGTCTTCAAATCATTCAGCTATTTATTATAGNCTNTCTAAGTTTAAAGAANTAATTCAAAGAAGACCAGAGTTTNTAACTTGGNTAAATATAATTAAAAACAGTACTGTAGGATCTAACGAGCTTTTAATAATAATAGATAAAATAAAAAAGNTAAAGACTGCGGAATCTATAGAACAACTTAACGAACTTCTAGATAAANTAAACTATAAAGAAAAACTTTATAATACTCTTATTCCAAAAACTTAATATTTTTACGTTATATTAGTAACGTAATGTTACAAATGTTACAATATAAAAAGAATAAAATGNTAGAAAAAACGGAAGAGAATAAAAAGAAAATGCTTAAGTCTTTAGAAGAGTTTTACGGTATAGTAACCACTGCTAGCCAAAGCGTAGGAATAAGCAGAATAACTCATTATAGATGGCTTGAGGAGGACCCAGAGTATAAAGCTAAAGTCTTAGATATAAAAAATGCTGCTATTGATTTTGTAGAGTCTAAACTGTTTGACTGTATAAACGCAGAGAAAGAAACTTCTATAATATTTTATCTCAAATCTATAGGCAAGTCTAGAGGCTACGTTCCTAGACAAGAAATAGATACTGGAGAAAATAGAGAGTTTAGAGTAGAAGTAATTGAGTGAGAGATATAAAAACCAATGTAGTCTGGAAACATTTAGAGACCAGCAAAAAAAAAATAATTATAGAGCAGGGAGGATCCCGTAGCGGTAAAACCTATAATATTTTAATGTGGATAGTTTTCGGTTATTGTTTAAGAAATAAAAATAAGATAATAAGTATCTGCAGAAAAACCTTTCCAGCCTTAAGAACTTCAGCTCTAAGAGACTTTTTAGAAATACTTAAAAACCACGAGCTATACAAAGAAGAGAACCATAACAAGACAAGTAGCGAATACAAACTAAACGGAAACCTAATAGAGTTTATAAGCTTAGACTCTCCTACTAAAGTAAGAGGACGTAAAAGAGATCTNCTATTTATAAATGAAGCTAATGAGTTATACTGGGAAGACTGGAACCAATTAATATTTAGAACAGTAGGAAGAGTTATACTAGACTATAATCCTTCAGACGAGTTTCACTGGATCTACGACAAAGTAAAAACTAGAGAAGACGCAGACTTTTTTAAAACTACTTATAAGAATAATAAGTTCCTAGAAGAGTCGATAGTAAAAGAAATAGAA